GTTGCGGTCGCGGATGGCCAGCGACTCGCTGGTTCTGGCCAACAACGGGGGGGTGGCGTCGGCAGCGGAGACGGGCTGAGGGCCACAGGGAACTCCGGGGCCACTGCGGCCACTCAGGGAGAAGGCAATGATCGCCTGCAGCAGTGGCGGGCGGAGCTTCAAAGCCAGCTCACAGATGAGGGTGCTTTCTTCAGAGATTCCAAGGCGGACGAGCTGGCCTTTTGGCAGGATAAACTGGCACTGACGGAGGCAGGATCGAAGGCGCGCTTTGCCGTTGAAAGCAGTGTCTACCAATTGGAAAAACAACTCGCGGTTCAGAACGAGCGCGACGCGCTTGCTGCGCTCGATAGCGACGAAAAAGTCACCGACGCCGAATACGCCCGCAAGAAGGCCGCCATTCAGGCCAGCGCCGAACTCGGCAAAATCTCGAGCAAGGAAGAGATCGCGGACCTCCAGGGGATGCTCGAGACTAAATGGTCACTCGAGCAAGACTATTTCGAGAAGAAGTTCGCGGCTACTGAAAATGATGCCCAAGCCCAACAAAAGCTGCTGGACCAGGAGCGGCTCGCTTACGAGAAGTTTTTAACCGAGAAGCAGAAGCTCGACGTCCAAGCGGTGCAGAACAGCGAAAGAGCTTGGCAAAATCTGATGCAGCCGATCCAGCGCGCCTTCGACACCTCGATCACCGGCATGATCTTGGGCACCACCACGCTGCAAAAGGCGGTTGCGAATATCACCCAATCGATCATCGGCGAGTTCGTCAACCTGGGTGTCAAGATGGTGACCAACTGGATAGCCAGCGAGCTCGCCATGACGACCGCAACCGAGGCGGGCGCTGCGGCTCGCACCGCGGCCGAAGGCGAGGGACTGGCCGCGGGGTTGGCGATGAAGGCACTGAATGCGATTAAAAGCATCGTTACCGATTCCGCGCAGGCGTTTGGAGGCATTTTTGCGTTCCTGGCGCCGATCATGGGACCGGCGGCGGCTGGACCTGCCGCAGCCGGGGAAGCCACGGTGATGGCCGCCGCGAGTGGAATTGCATCGGCCGCCGGTGGTTGGGTAGTGCCATCGAATCAGCTCGCCATGGTACACCAGAATGAGATGATCCTGCCGGCTAATATCAGCCAAGGTCTCCAGGGAATGATCTCCGCCAGTGGCGGACCGGGAACGGGCGGCAGCCCGGTGGTGATCAACGTTTCGGCAATCGACGGCCAGGACGTCAAAAGGTTCTTCCAAAGCAATGGCAGCCTTCTCGTCGCGGCCCTCAATAAGGCGATGCGCAACGGCTCGGCGCTGCGGACGGCCTGATGTCGTTGATCTTCCCGACATTGCCCGGGCTAGCCTGGAGCGTTACCAAAACGCCGACATTTCAGACCCGCATTCAGCGCGCGGCCTCGGGGCGAGAGTTGCGGGCGCTCGACTATCCCTACCCGCTGTGGCAGTTTGCACTGGTTTACGATTTTCTGCGCGACAACCCGGCGGCTGGATACGACGAGCTGAGAACCCTGGTAGGTTTCTTTATGCTCTGCCAAGGGGCCTTCGGCGCATTCCTATTTCAGGACCCTAGCGACTGCCAAATCACCGGGCAGCAGATTGGCATCGGCAACGCGAGCACAACCGTTTTTCAGCTCCAACGGGCAATGGGTGCAACACTGCCCGGCGGCGGTTTTCTCGAACCGATTGTAGCGCCGAATGTCGTCCATACGATTTACCTCAACGGAATCACATACAATCCCGCAGCTTACAGCGTTGATCCAGATACGGGGTTGGTGACGTTCAATACCGCCCCCGGGAGCGGGCTGATCATCACTGCCGATTTCACTTATTACTTTCGCTGCCGGTTCATCGACGACAAATACGACTTTGAGAATTTTATGTATCGGCTGTGGCAATTGAAAAAACTCACCTTCATTTCGGTGCGGCAATGAAGGCCGCCAGCGCCGCGATGATTGCGCTGCTTGGAAGCAGCGATCGGTTCATCATGGCGGACCTCTATACCATTACGCTGGTTGGCGGCTCGGTGCTGCGCTACTCGGCGGCGCCGACCGTGCTTATCGCCAATGGCTACACCTTTGCACTGGGCCCTAAATTCGAACGCTCGAAAACGAAGGTCGTTATCGGCACCCAGGTCGACGAGCTGGAGGTCATGCTTTATCCGGGGACGACAGATCTGATCGGTGGAGCCTCGTTTCTGGAAGCGGCCTGGCAGGGTCAGCTCGACGGTGCACTCCTGCAGCTCGAGCGAGCGTTCATGCCAACTTATGGCGATACGAGCCCGGGAACCGTCGTTCTTTTCGCCGGCCGCATTTCGGACATTGATTGTACGCGCACGGGCATCGACATCAAATGTCGCTCGCATCTCGAGCTTCTGAACATTCAAATGCCACGCCGGTTGTGGCAGTCATCTTGCACACATGTCTTTGGGGATGCGATGTGTCAATTCGATCGGTCGGCTCTACAGGCGACGTTTGCGGTGGGGCCCGGCTCGACACAGGTGCAAATCGCAACTTCTGTCAGCCCAAGTCCGGCGAACCTGTATGCGCAGGGAACCATCACTGGTGTAACCGGGGCAAATGCGGGGTCGAGCCGCACGGTCGCGAGCATGGAGGGCGGCTGGGTTTATGTTAAACTCGCGTTTCTTTCGCCCGTCCTGATCGGCGATGAATTCCAGCTGCTCCCCGGCTGTGACCGCACTCTCGTGACGTGTGAGAACGTGTTCAATAACACCATTCACTTTGGCGGCTTTCCCTACATCCCTACGCCCGAGACCGCTGTATGAGCCAGAGGTCAGTGGTAATCGCCGAGGCCGAAACTTGGCTGCGGACACCTTATCACCATATGGGCCGGGTAAAAGGAGGGGGCACCGATTGCCTGATGCTGCTCGCCGAGGTCTACGAGGCGGCGGGCGTGATCCCTCATATCGATGTGCCGTTCTATCCGCCCGATTGGAACCTGCACCGCGACGCCGAGCGATATCTCGAGGGCCTTATGCCCTACGCGCGAGAGATTGACGGGCCGCCTCGCGGGGGTGACGTGGCAGTTTTCAAGTTCGGCCGCTGTTTCGCTCACGGCGTGATCGTCGTCTCTTGGCCGCGGCTGATCCATGCCTGGTGCGATGCGGGGGTCGTCTATGCTGATGCGGACCAGGCACCGCTGATCGGTCGCCTAGTGCGGTTCTTTGACCCGTTTCCGATCTCTGAGTTCTGAGTATCGACCATGGGCGGGATTGTGGGCGGCGTGTCGAATGCCAAACAGCAGAAGGCGGTCGGCTCGCTGCAATTCCAAACCTCGCAGCACGGCGGGGTAATCCCGCTCGTCTATGGCACCACCCGCGTTTCCCCAAACCTAATTGAGTACGACGACTTCCAGGCGACATCATCGTCGCGTCAGGGAGGCGCGGGCAAGGGCGGTGGCGGAGGTAAAGGCGGCGGCCAACAGTACAAATACAGCGCCTCGGTTATCATGGGCGTGTGCCAAGGGCCGATTGCTGGGATCGGCACCGTGTGGTGGGACAAGAATGTCGGCGCGCTGTCTTCCCTCCCGGCGGCCGTTTATGTCGGGAGCGACGGCCAAGCGACAGATCCGTATTGGCAAACGAACCATACTGCCGAGGCCCTCGGCTATTCCGGGACCGCAACTGTCGTGGCCAACAATTACGCAATGGGAAACACGGCTACGCTTCCAAATTTCTCGTTTGAGGTGCACGGCTCCCTTTCGCTCAGCGGCACCAATGGGCTCGATGCCAATCCCGCTTCGATCGTCTCCGACTTTTTAACCAACCCTCGCTACGGGGCTGGTTTCCCTGCCGCAAACCTCGGCGATCTGACACTCTATGCTACTTATTGCCAGGCTCTCGGAATGATGCTGTCGCCGTCGCTGGACACGCAGCAAGAGGCGCAGCACCACCTCTCGGACATCGTGAAGATCACCAACAGTGCCATTGTCTGGTCGGGCGGACTGTTGAAGATCGTGCCCTACGGCGATCAGACCGTCTCAGGTTACGGCACCACCTACGCGCCTAGTACGGCCCCGATCTACAGTCTGGACGAGGATGATTTCATTGTCCAGGAATCGAGCGTCGGGACGAGTTCCGGGGTGGCACCGGGCGGGCCGGCGCTGCGGTCGGCAGCGGGTCCGGTCACCGGTGGGTTCAGCGACGATCCGGTCCGCGTAGCGAGGTCGACCCCGGCCGACGCCACCAATTCGATCCAACTCGAATGTCTGGACCGACCGAATAGCTATAACACCACCGTCGTCGAGGCTTTCGATCAGGCGGCGATCGAGCTTTACGGCGTCCGCCGCGACAGTTCGCTGAAGGCACGCGCAATTGTCGACCCGGCAAATGTCGGCCCAATCGTGGCCCAGCTCATGCTGCAGCGCGCGTTGCTATTTCGCAATACCTACACCTTCAGGCTTGGCTGGAAGTATTGCCTGCTCGAGCCAATGGACCTCGTCCAGATCACTGATTCTCGGCTCGGCGCCTCGGCCCTGACCGTGCGTATTACCGCGGTGGAGGAAGACGAAGAAGGCACTCTCTCAATCACTGCGGAGGATTTCTTCGGTGGCTATTCCACAGCGGCGCTCTATCCGAAACAGGCAGCTGTTGGCTACGTACCGAATTGGAGTTCGGCTCCGGGCGATATCAACGCGCCGATTATTTTCGAACCGCCAGCCGCGCTGGTGACCGGCGGCCTCGAAATCTGGGTTGCGCTATCAGGCGGCTCGAATTGGGGTGGCGCACAGGTCTGGATCTCGAGCGACGGCAATTCGTATGCCCTCGCTGGGGCGGTGACCTCGCCCGCAACGCAAGGGACACTGATCGCTGATCTGCCCTCGCATCCCTCGCCGGATACCACCGACATTCTTTCCGTCGATCTGACTGAAAGCAAGGGTGGGCTTGTCTCGGTCTCTGCCGCGGATGCCGCGAATTTGGTAACTCTCTGCTATGTCGGCGGTGAGCTTCTCTCCTATCAGACCGCAACACTTACTGGGCCGAACAGATATGACCTGACGACAGTCTATCGCCGCGCTTATGCTACCATGATCGTGGATCATCCAACTGGAGCGCAGTTCGCTCGGCTCGACGGATCGATTGGCAGGTTTTCCTATCCGAATAACCTGATCGGCCAGATTATCTATTTGAAATTT